GCATTAACTTGGTGAATGTCATCGTTTAAAAGTGTCTTTGCATACGAGCCATCGTCGTAACGCGCTAGGTAATGAGCAAGGCAACGAAGTTCAATACCTGAAAGGTCAGCACCAGTAATAACGAAACCGGGGCTCGCGATAAATAGTTTTCGATACTTTGGATCACTCGGAACCTGGCCGAGATTAGGTTTTCTATGTGCACATCTAAATGTGTTAGTAGCAGTTGAACAGTGGTGGTGAATACGACTAGATGTCGTACATAGCTTCAGCCAAGCGTTCACGCCGTGCGACATCATTCCAAGAGTCTTCTTGATCGTCAGTGCCCGCGCAAACTCCGCAGCTATCGGAATAGACAGGGACGCAAGAACAACCTCGTCGATTACGGGTTTCTGTGTTTTCGTAGACAGTTTCTCCGGTATCCAGTCGTAGTGTTCTTTTAATGTCCATGCTATGTGATCTCTTGAGGTGATATTCAGTGAGGTGATTCTTGTGAATTTGCACCCTTTAATGTAGCCTCGTGAGCTATCATTTCTGCTTGGAGTGAAAGTACTTGTTGGTACGTAAGGGTGCCGCTGTTGAAGTACTCTACTAAGTTGTCGAAGTTCTTCTTCGAGAGAAGATGCAAGTTCCCATGCAGCTGCTTCATCAAATTGCCATCCATGTTCCTCTTGTATTTGTAGAATTTGTGCAGCCTGGTGCTCCATTTCTATGAACGGAGGAATTTTGTCTCGAAGTGATTCCATAGTTTGGTGGTTACTATGATGTCTTGTTGGCAGTAATCTTCCATTTCCTGACTCCATTGTTTCCAGTCAGTGTCTTTACCAAAGCTCCCTTTGTAAACACCTAACCTGTAACCGTAGGACTCAAGACTGTGACGCCCCCAAAGATTAATAGGCATCAACTTCCAACGTCTGTTTTTGTCGATGTCCAGAATGTTTGGGTGATACAACCTGCTGCAAAGCAGAGTATCGACCACGTATTTAGAAGTGAACCAGGGATAAATCCTTTTGATAATTGGTATATCAAAATGAATAACATTGTGGCCGATGATAGAGTCAGCATCGGCGAGCATCTCAATGCCCCTGACAATTGGTTCTTGATTACCCTGGTCATTAAACGTGTAAGACTTGTCAGCATCTAAGTCATGAATACATAAGCAATGGATCTTGGTGAAGTCTTGTAGGAGACCGTCAGTTTCTAGATCGAAGATTAAGTTCACTACCTGCCCATTGGTAAGTTTTATCGACAAACTGTGCACGTTTGATAGCGTCAGAAGTCGGGGGATTCGGTTTCTTTAGAGAAGTAATCTGATGCGTTTGTTTCATAGAATTTACATTTGTTCAGGTCATATTCGAGCGTTCCAACTGTGCCAGTCTCCCCTGAATAACGATTTTTAAGGACTCGCAGAGTCGTAGCATTTCCAGCAGAGTCGCTCTGTTGATTTCGTTCAAGGGCGATGACCATATCTGAGAGTTGAGCAATCGCTGCGCTTCCACGCAATTGTCCAATGTTGACTTTGGCTCCTTCTTCATGGTTTTGATCTGTTTGTGTTCGTCTTAAATGTGATACAAGGAACATCGCTACTTGTGTTCTTTCGACCAGTGACCGTAGCCGGGTCATTGTTTTGTCAATCATCCGGCGTTCATCGCCGTCTAAACCTGATATAAGGATGGAAAGATGATCAACAAAGATCACTCTGCAATCAAGACCAGTTGCTAGATATTCAACCCTGTTGTAAATAACATCAGGATCTACACTACCAAAGCCGTCATAGAGAAATAAATTCCAGCGGCCAATAGAATCGTCAAAAGCTTTTGCAAGTTCTTTTCTATCGTGTGTGCCAATGTGAAATGCTTTCTCTTGATCAACAGACATCAGTCCAAGAGTTGTTTGTCTGACACTTTCTTCAAGTCCCAAGTAACCGCACCGCTCTCCTTTGTTGAGAAGGTGAGCACACAATTGACGACAGAAGGATGACTTTCCGATCCCAGTGCCTGCAACAACCGTAGTAAGGGTTCCCAGTTTGATCCCGTGAGTTTTGTCTTGCAATCCTTTGAATGGGTATTCGTGGAGACAATTTTCGGTGTGATTGGTGACACTTTCATAGAGAGTTTTTGCATCAACGATGCCATCAGGTTGATAAGGATTTGCTTTGTATATCGCTTGTCTTACTGACTCAAAGTCATTATCTTGCAACGCCTCTGAGGCATCTTTGTAGGTCGGAAGATGAGCTACAAATGTTTTACCTGGTGGAAGCACTGATGCAGCATCTTGTAAGGCTTGCTGACCAGCATCGTCGTTATCAAAAAATAAGACGATCTTTTCGTAGCCTTGTAGAAACTCTAGGTTTCGCTGGATGGATCGTTTAGCGGCGGCCGCTCCACTAGGTAGTGAGACGATGGGCCATTTTGGCATCGCCTCCGAACCAGACGCTGCGTCGAGTTCACCCTCGAAAATGACAATTGTTTTCCCGTGACTGGGATATAGGTTTTGTCCAAAGAATCGGCCATCGGTTGCACCTTCATAACGGAATTGTTTGTCTTTTGTTTTGGTTTTTACACCTATGACCCGACCACCTTCATCAAAGTAATGAAAGCGCAGGCTCTCACCATCCAAATAGATCTTGTACAATTCACATATTTGTTGTGAGATGTTCCTCTTTGGAAGTGATGTTGCGACACCTTGTAGCTGTACGTTTGTAAAGCTGGTCATTGGCTCATCATCAGACGATCGGGTGTGGTGGTTACAAGCAAAGCAATGTGTATGACCATCTGAATACAATGAGTTCGCATCAGATGATCCACAATGTTCACAAGGTAGGTGTCTTACAAACTCACTTTCTATGTCAGCCATTCAACAGGGATGTCATAGTAAGAACAGTATTGAATCTTGTGTTTTTCACACCATGAGGCATACGTAGATTTAGAACCTTTGTATAACTTTTGGTATGGCTTTTGAAACACCATGCGAATGTCTAGATCAGGGTTGTCTTTAATCACAGCAAGCATCTTGCGGCGATCTTTTGAACTGAAATAACCTTTGGCTTCGAGGTAGATGCCATTGGCTAGTACAAAGTCGGGTGAATACTGACATTGCAATGTGTAAGGAACGCGGGTTGACTCGTATTCATAAATGACGCCAATTGTGTCTAATGTCTCAGCAACTCGCTCCTCCAGGCCGGAGCGGTATCCCATCAGAAATCCTCTGCCCCATCACTAGGCTCATTTGATTCAACGTATTTAACGTTTGGATCATCGACACTGAAACCTTCAGTTGCACCAAACAATGCCGCTGCAGATTCTTCATCCAGGTTTCCTGCATCTGACAATCCACCAGCTGCAACACTGATGATTTGAATTGCTTTAATCCTCAACGCCGTGCCTACACTGTCTGGCAAAGCATATGGTTTCTGTTGGAATGCAATCTTGCATGTAGACCCACTGTAAAGAGGAAGATTGCCTGTGATCGGTGCGCCCTTTGAGTCAACAATTGGAACCTTTACATCTGGATTCCAACTGAATTTTACTTTGAACTTACCTTCAGCAACCTCTTCCCATGGCTCTAGGCGGACGTTGACACGCTTTGTTTTAGCCTTACTCTTAGCCCAATTAAGCATTTCAGGTCGTTCATCAGTAAGTGCATCGATGTGCTCACCATCCATGACAATCTGCATTGAATGCTTATTGAACTTGTTAGGCTCAAAGATTGATTGATAGCCATCAAGGATGACTGGATTGGTCGTAACGTAAGTGTTGTTAGCCATATTAACAAAAGAAATAAGTGGAGTTTGTAACTGTTTTTGGATCTAAATCACCAATTATTGGTGGTTCTGTCTCAGCCCCAATTTGCTTGGCGAATTCCGTTAGGAAATCATTTTCAGCGAACAGGTGTCTGTAAGTTTCACGAATCATCGTGTTGAGACTGGACATATCTGTTGCACGACATAACACTGAATCGTGTATGAGTGCAATTGGTGCATCGAATTTTAGAGCTGTTAAATGTAAAAGTGACGCATCGAGGCTGTGGATAAGATTAGGGCTTGTTGCATTTTTGTGGTGTCTTATGTCAGGTTCATCACCTTCTTCACCAACTTCAATTTCAACACGTTTGCCATACAGTTTAGTTTTAACAGTTTTAGTTGTGTACTTGTTTAGTTTTTGTTTAACTATAAAACCTGATGGTGTTACCCATTCAAGTTCTTTTACACCACGCTTGAATGCATTACTAACTTCCTTTTCGATCCATGCCATTACTGCCATTGGACCAGGAACTTTTTCATACATTGCATCTCTAACAGCGTTCACAACCTCAGTTAGAACTTTCGGTTCTATCTCAATGCCGTGTTCCCTTAACGCTTCTCTTATGTAAACTCTATTGCTATGTGGTTTTGAATTGTACGGCAGTGTCATGACACATCTTTTTACTGCTTTTCTGTTCCATACATGATGTAATTCAATTGGAATGTGTGGCTTAGATGTCTCTGCAATGACAGCATATGCGTCTTGAACTGTGTCTGATGGTGTTACGTTGACAAGTTTTGCGGCACTTTCATCTCTGGCGAGGCCCGCTAATACTTGAATCCCACTGCAACTTGCATCTACCGCAACTAAACCATGTGTGAATTGTCTTGTGCATTCAATAACACAAGCATTGTATTCCTCACATGCTGATAAGAATTGGAATGGCTCATCAGCTACTTCCCAATCAGACATACGTCCAATCGGATCAGTTGCAATAGCATGAATTAAAGACTCATTATCCTTTGCCCATTGATTCCTTTCTTGCATTGTACATTTATCAAGTCCGTTCCCATAGCATGTTGCTACTTGAAACGCCAACCATTCTTCTGCTTCTGGAGTGACAAAACTGCCCTCATAAAACTGAAGAAGTGATTTACCAAAGTCGTCAGCTTGTGGTGATAGAAAAGTTGCTATTGGATAGCATCTACCTCGATAGTCAAAACTATATGCATGGTAAAACTTCTCTTCATCACGAAACATCTTTAGTGTTTCAAGTGTGATGCGTGTTCTTACTGTTTTCTTTAGGTAAGTTCTATGCTCATTCTCAATTTCAGCTCTTGTACGACAATAGTTTTTTCTTGATTCAGCATTGGTGGCAATGTCTGCGGGTTTGGATACAACTGGAGCAGGTTTTATCGGTTTGAATTTACCGATTTCAATTCCTTGTTCCCATAACGTGTCGGATACATCAGCTACAAACTGGTTGATCTTGAACGAGGTCTGTTGAATCTTGTTTAGAAATTCCACAGGTGTTTGTCCCCGTCTTGTTCCGCCCTTGCTATCTCTCCTTATAAAATCACAGTTTTTTACAAGCCTGTTGGTGTAGTACCCACCATCCTGACCATCTATTGACCAGTTGTTTGGTTCGGAAACCATTGGCAATTTGAGCGGACAGAATAGCTCTGCCAATTCAAATATCTTTTCTTGGTATTTATAGAATGTCTCTGATGGATCAAAAATGTTATGTCCTTTGTGTAAATGTTTGATTTTAAACCAATTAGTGATTTGACAAATGGCATCTACATACCATTGACCTATCTTAATTTTTGTTGTTTTAGGCCACGCTTTCCACGGTTCAACATCATCGACACGGTTCCACAGTGTACGTGTTGTAACGGTTTTTTGATGCGTTCCCATTGCATCATGCCAATATTTGTCCACAATTGATTTCAACAACATCGGATAAGTTTTTTCGTAAAATCTCATCTGACATTCACATTCAATTGCTTGCCCAATGCATTGAGATACGTTGACAACAGTATTTTCATTCTTCTTTCTTGAGAATACTTTGTCTATAAACACTTTCAGTGCAATAAGACAAGCTTCTTCTTTTTCAATGCATTCCAGAAATGTTTTAATTTCTGCATACATTGGGCCATTGTTTCTTGTTTTTATACGATGTTCAGTTTGTTCAAGATGTTCCACCAAAGCAGGCAGAAGATCACTAACAATAGAATTACCGTAAATACTGGCGCTTGCATAAGCTTGTTCTTCAAGTTTACGAGTTTGTTTGTGCAGTTTGTGCACTCCTAATTCTACTTGTTTTGTTTCAAGTTGTACCTGGCGCTCAATTTCTGCTGGTGTAGGCATTAGAGTTAAGGATAAGGTTGTACTCGTCGCTGACCTGACTCACTAACAATTCAACTAATTCATGTTCATGTGGATGACCCACACAAGCATGTAAAGCTAACTCGAAATATTCGAGTACATCTTGTTCAGTTTTCATTACAGGTAAAAAGAGTAATCAGTTGCCGTAGAATTTAGCTTCGAGTTTTACTAGCTCCCAAAGATACCGTTCGTGGTTTACATCTACATCTTCTGCCTCCTTACAGAGATAGTCGATGTATTGCTCAACCAAACTTGTTGTGTCGTCCATCTGGTCCCCCATGTGTATGTACTCACGTGTCGTGTGTACGTTCAGAACTTAGTCCTTGTGTTGCAAGTTGACCAGCACATAACGCTTTTCCTTCATTATTACCTTCATAAAACTTCTCATGGATAGCCAACAACGCCAGCATCTGTAGCAACTGAAAAGGTCACATCAGGGTTTTTCATCAATGATTTAACCTTTCGTACCGCATGTCCACGACTTTTGTATGCGTGTTCTCTGATTTTTCCTGTTGTTTTATTTGTCACACGGATCACTGAGTGGATGCCNGGGACTAATTCGTGGGAACAAACGCGCCATTCGTAAAATTCGTCAAATGGCAGATCTTCAAACATTTCACTGTCTATGTCCATGAGTACATCCAATTTGTTTGGATAGTAATCTTTTGCTGACATTTTGACTGGCTCAACATCCATAAGTGTGTAATTCATTTGATTGCTAATTTCCATGCCTATGTAGCCTGCTTCCATTGCATCATCAGCAATGATAATAATTTCACCTTCGATACAAATAAGCTTAAAGTATTTCATGGTATTAGTAATAATAAATGGCATTAAAAAAGGCCCACCTATGTGAGCCTGCGTCCTTGCGATGTCGTAACGGTTTACATGAGTAACTCCATCATTGGAAGTAACGTTTCTGGNTTGATGTCTCCGTAGTCAGCTGTACTTGTACCATCCGATTTACCGTGTCCATGAATTAGTTTGACTCGACGATCCTGGTCGCCATACTTATTTTGTATGAGACCACTTCCATAATCTCGACACGATTTAGGTGTGAGATTAAGAGGCCTATAATGATGTCTGATGCTACTTCCCCAATCTAACGTAGGTTTTTTGTTAAAGATTGATCCCGTCTTTGTTGTTGAATTGTTGTGCATGTTTAGTAGTAAATCATAAAGTGGATCAATAATTGGCAAGATTCGACCGCGCTGTGACGTCTTAAGTTCCCTTAATTCATTAGCTTGAATCGATAAAGTACGATTGTTAAGATCTATATCTTCCCAGACTAAACCTTCAATCTCTCCTATGTGTGCGATTGTCCATCTCATGCACCAGTGAGTATTAATATATGTATCAAAATACCTATTGATTTTGCCTAGTTTTTCCAGTACAAAGTATTCATCAGCTGCTTTTATGTCATGACATTTTTCTGTTTTAATGACACCTCTAGGGCCTTCTTTGATCCTGACACCCATAACTTTCTTGCTGTCAAAATACACCTCATCTGTAATCTTGTAGGCTTCTGCATACTTGTTGATTGTTTTTAAGCGGTTGTACTTTGTTTTGAATGACTTGTGTTTACTACCGGTTGACACTAGATGCTCGATGTACTTTTCGACTATTTCATGAGTAACACTGTCAAAAGATTTGCATCCTGTTTGTTCACTNAATAGCTTAATTTCACTTNTCCATCCCCTTATCGTAGAGGCAGATACATCAGCTTTAAGTGTTATCCGCTCAATGACACTGTTAAAGTCATTCTCAACAGTTTGATCATCTGTTGTGTGAATGAAACGTTCATCAATAACGTCTAATGTGTCGATGATGTCGTTGTCACCTAGATCACTCACATGAACGTCGTTNATGTTGACTACGTCTTGCAGTCGTATCACTGCTGATGGTTCGTGTCGGCAGATNCTGATGATCTTGTCCGTCAGCGATAGCAGCCTCAGAAGCTCTCTAGAAGCCTCTTCTTTTGTGTTCCCTGCCTTGGCTGTCCACACACGCCCTAGGCGTCCTTGTAGAGCTTCTGGGATGGCTCTCTGGAAGTAGTAGCCGCTGCGTCCGTGTCTCTCCTTTAGATACCGAGTCATGTTGTACGGTGGATAAATCTTGAATTGTTGGCTAGGCCCGCTTCTAGGTCCAAAGCATGACTGAGATGTCTTGCTATCAGTGGTCTACTAGGTTTTGCCTGTTTTTCAAGATTCCAGAGATGAATCGTTTCTCTTGTTGAGAACGATGAGAAACCTTGTGCGGGCTCAGGTTTACGGCTGCGTCCTTGCTNAGTCGTAACGGATTCTAGGTCCAAGCCTAGGTCCANTAATTNACAAACAATAGACAGAATTCATCGGATTACCATCTCCAACCTGTTGACAAGTCTCTCGCCGTTGTTTGTGAGTTCTAAGCACATAAGGTTTCCAATGTAATCTTTACGCACAAAATCCCTTGTAACTAACCTTTGAATGTTCTGTGTGCTTGTTGATGATTTCAGGTCCAGATCAATATCCATCTCTCTTTTATAGCAACCATTATTAGCTGCTATGTATAGAAAGATAGACACTATTTGTGCTGACATTTCTATGCCATAAGCTCGCATTAATTCATGACAATGGAGTAATCTTCCCAGTGTCTTGTTTGTAGCTCCGTCGATGAATGGACAGCTCATGGTTTAGTTCGTGGTGGGTGTTCCGTTCTTTTGACGTGGTGCACAGTCACGCGGTGGCGGTGCAAACTTGAAACGGTAATAGTCAGACTTGTCTTTGTTTTCCTCCATCCACTCACTACGAGTGAGCGGCTTGTGAGGCAGCAAGCAGCGATTACGTAGCTTGCCTAGGTGGTCTTGTGCTTCCAATTTAGTGTTCATGCTGCGTCCTTGTGGTGTGATCGTAACGTTGATTTGTTGCTGTGTTGTTGCTTGAATGTGTCGTAGTAGGCCCTCTCAAGTGTTGTTAATTGTTTGGCAATCCTTGGATTAGTTAATGCCAACCGTGCACGTTCCCTTGCTTGTTGACAATACCTCTCTGGACTTATTGCCCACTGTCGAATATTCATTCCTGATCCTTTTCTCTAGTTATGAAGAATGAACAGTCAGGAATCATTCCGGCAAACATTCCACGAGTGGCGTCTGCTTCGTTGGCTGATAGACAATGAGACACACTGAATACTGAGTCTTCATCGTCTCGACACCAGATCGTATAGATGTAATTATCCATCAGCTAAAGCCTCATCAATCCAGGCAAATACATCTCCATATCCGTGTGCATTGAATGAATACAACGCTTCAGCCAACATCACACGCTCTAAATGACCTAATTGAATCGGTGAATGAGCCTGCATTGTGTCCATGTATTCAGCAGAATAGCCACTTAAATCTAAGAATACGAGCCACGGATTACCTTTGTAATCACAACTTGCTGAATAATCATACAAACGCTTAATAGCGTGCTTGTATTGTTGATCGGTTGCTGTCAGTGTCATGATGGATTGTGTGTGTAGTTAGAAGGGATTAGTCCAGGTGGCAGCCTGTTCATCTGTTACTTCACCGTCTTCGTTTAATGAATCGATGAAGTTATTGAAGGCTTCGCGCTTGGCGATACTGTCGCCTTTGTAGTTCGGTTGTTCTGACAAGATGCTTTCCCAGACGTACTTAAACTCTCTTAGTGCTTGTCGCTTAGTTGTTGACATCAGTCCGCCTCCATCCAGATAATCGCATCACTCAAACGACGCCGTAGTTCTGTGTGTTTGTCCCAATCTGTAAACGGTTTGTGTACTGAATCCATGGCATCCAGCAGAGTTGTGAACTCTTCGATGTTCATTCTGAACTGTCTGTTGTTAATCATTGAATTGGTTTTAGTTGGTGTTTGATGTTCAACAGTGTGTTATGTATAAAGTTGGCCCGTCCTTTGCGGCCTTGTGTGGTGCTTGCGTTCCAACTTGCAATTAA